TATGCCACAATGCCAGCAAAAATATGGATAGAATTAATAAGGAAAATCTTAGATGATAAGTGAGTTATTAATTTTGTTTACATTTTTTCAACAAGAACTAATAGGATTGTTGTTATGGATAAGCACAGTATTGCTGCCTATCTAGAACATACAGGCGCCACCCTGCCAGCCGTGGGGCATGGTTGGCGCAAAATGAAATGCCCGTTTCACGGTGATACACATGCATCAGCAGCCATAAATTATGATGAGAATAGATTTAAATGTTTTGGTTGTGAAGTAGCAGGTGATGTATACGACTTAATAATGTACAAAGAAGGAGGTAATTATATTGAGGCTATCAAATTCGCAGAGAGCATATCTCTTGCAGGCAACAGACCAGTACGCAAAGCATCTCCATCTAGCAGAAGAGTATCTTTCAACTCGGCATCTATCGGTAGAAGAGGGCAGAAGTTTTAGTTTAGGTGTAGTGGCAGACCCATTACCAGGACATGAAACTTATAGAAACAGATTAGCAATCCCTTATATAACACCGTCAGGTGTAGTTGATGTTAGATTTAGAAGCATGAATAACCATGAAGACCCTAAGTACATGGGTGTACCTGGGGCTAAGACTACAATGTTTAACGCACAAATAGTACTAACAGCAGGCAGTTATGTATGTGTGACTGAAGGTGAGTTAGATACAGTGGTGTTATCAGTTAAAACAGGACATCCATCAGTTGGTATACCTGGAGTTAACAATTGGAGACCATACTATTCAAAGATACTAGATGATTTTGAAACAGTAATTGTATTAGCAGATGGTGACAATGCAGGTTTAGAGTTTGGCAAAAGATTAAGCAGGGAACTACACAATGTTAATCTGTTGCAAATGCCAGAAGGACACGATGTTAATAGTATCATTGTGCAAGAGGGAAAGGAGTGGATAGATGAGCGAATCAGAAAATGCTTGGGACAATCCTGAAGATTTTTGGAACCATATAAAATCTAATAAAAAACTAGTTGGTATAACAGTATCAGATGAGCAAGGTTTAGATATTCTAAATGCATTGAGAGATATTTATTTGCGTATAGATGAAGAACCTAATGATGCAAAACAAATGTTAACTATGTTGGGTATAATATTATTAGCAAGTAGTGAAGGTAAAGGCAAGATTATTAGCAATGAAATAGCAGTACTAGCAGCAATGGAAGAGTTTGATATACATATGAATAGGATGTTAGATGAAAAATCCGAGTGATGTTGATGCAATACTTAATGAGTTACGTAGTATCATGATGAAGAAACAGGCTGACTACGGACCTCTAAACATAGCCCTTGCCCCTGGTGGGCCGATGAATGGGCTGCGTGTCAGGATGTACGACAAGTTGGCTAGGTTAAATAACTTGGCCGACAAGGACGCCACACCCAACTTTGAATCTATTGAGGATACCCTTATAGACCTGGCTAACTATGCTATAATAGGACTATTGGTACAAAGAGGACAATGGGAGGGCATCCACAATGTGGAAGATTAGAAATCCATTTTACTGGGTAGATACACCCAGAGAAACTATACTTGTAGTTTGTTATCGTTGTTCCAAAAATTTTGGAATACATATAAACAATGTTCGAATATATAATTATTGTGGTAATTGTAAATAAATGAATCAAGAGTGGGTACAGGAATATGATTTGCTTGTGTCCACCCTTGCCGTGGAATATTCTAGAAAATATTCTATAGTTGAAACTGTAGATATAAAACAAATATTGTGGATGTGGTTTGTTACCCATCCAAATAAATATGCAGAGTGGTCCAAGTTACCACCTAAAGATAAAGAAAAACTAATTGCAAAGTCCTTGCGTAATGCAGCCATTACTTATTGTGAAAAAGAAAAGGCTCGCAAGTTTGGTTACGATATGGTAGACCTTTATTACTATGACCCATCAGTTATTGAAGCATTTCTTCCATCTATTATTTCCGATAGTTATGAAATACCAAGTAAAATACAAGACCTCAATTTTAAATTTGGTAAATCAGGAGAAGTTACAGATGGAAATAACTGGCTAGTTCTCAGGTCAGATATAGAAAAAGCATACAACAAACTACCAGAGGCAAAACAAAATATTTTAAGACTAAAATTTTCTATAGAAAATTGCGAGTGGACAGAACTTGGCAAAGAATTAAACACATCTGCTGATGGTGCAAGGATGAGGGTTAGCCGTGCAATTAATTCTTTAATTAGAATACTAGGCGGATGGCGTACATATACTGATACAGATAATCTAGATGTTAAAGAAGAAGACGATGATACAAGAACCTAAAGAAATAAAAGATTTATTTCAAAAAGATTACAGCAGGGCAATGGACCTGCGTGGTAATCCAATAGGCGATATCTGTGTGTGTGGCTCAGAACTATTTACGGCTATAGTTGCTTTTGAATATGGCGAAATATGTTTTTACTTTTTAGATGGAGAATGTGTAGACTGTGGTTCATTAGTTACCTTACCTACACCAATAGACGAATATGGAATGGATTGCGATTAATGCCTTACTATGATTTTGAATGTAGAGTATGCAGGATAGTAATAGAAACAAATGATTCTGCTCCACCGTCTTGCACCTCTTGCGGAAATGCAATGGTTCGTATATGGTCTGCTCCAGCAGTTCAATTTAAAGGCTCAGGCTTCTATTCAACAGGAGGATGAATGAACGATTATCCTAAATGGAAATCAACACCAGCATGTGCTGGTACAAATACAGAGTTATGGTTTAGTGAAAATGAAAAAGCAGGTTATGATGAAAAGAATTTATTAAAAAGAATTTGTGCGGGTTGCGAAGTACGTAACCAATGCTTAGAGTATTCATTAAACCACAGTGTTATAGGATACTGGGCAGGTACTACACCTAGAGAGAGGCAACGGTTGCGTAAAAAGTTAGGTATTATTTCAAAACCTATCTATCTAGCACGGGATATAGCGTGATAAAAACATTGTACTCTTTAACACCACAAGAAGAAGCCATTGCAGTTGAGGTAGGTTATCAAAGACAAAAGCCATATCTTGGCGACCCTACTCGCAATGTAAATTATTCAGAAGGAGACCTTTGGGAATTGTGGCAACATGCTGTTGCTGCTGGTAGTGAACTAGCGTTTGCTAGAATGATTGGCAATACAACTTTTGTTCCTCATTTTAATAAATGGAAAAATGAATTAGATATTCCTGGCCTTGGTGAAGTTCGTTATACATTTAATGACCAGCCAAAATTAAGGTATACAAATAGAGACAATGATTCTCTTGTGTATATATTAATGGCTGATGGTATGCGTCATAAGACTAGACGTGTTGCACCAGACTGGTTAGGAGTACCATATAAAGCAGTTGGCTGGTTATATGGCAGTCAATGTAAAATAGATATATTTAAGTACAATGAAAAATCTTGGTATGTTCCCGCGGCATATCTTTCATCAATGGATACATTACCTTTGGAGCAGTATGTCAAAACTATCTGATTTTGATTTAGATTTATCAATAGGTCATGAAGGAGAAGCATTAGTTAATGAACTATTAACTGGTGGCAAAACTGTTGAAGTAAAGACAGACCTTAAGTGGAAGAACACGAGTAACTTATACATAGAAACAGTGTGCTGGTCACACAACAATGAAGAGTGGTATCCATCTGGTATGTCTGCAACTAAGGCTGCATACTGGGCATTTGTATTAGAAGGAACTGTATTAATTGTACCGATAGAACATCTTAAACATGCAGTCACTTTGTATGGTCACCCAATTACCTGTAATATAGAACCTAATCCGAGCAAGGGCTATTTAATACAACCAGAAAAGATTCTTCAAGTAGTTAAAGAGTTATCTAAGTAGAGGGGAACTGCTTAGAAAACAAAAAAGACCCCCGCTCCAGTAGCAATACTGGGCGGGGGATTCTTTATTTGTATTTAATTACTTAGCGTTAATACCAAATTCTGTTGCAGATGGGTCCAATGCTTTTAGCACTGGTCCTGCTACAGCAGCAACGCCTGCTAATGCAAGTGTCTTTAGGTCAGTTGTTCCTGCAAGGTACAGAGCAAGCACAGATGCGATTGCTGCACGAATGTAGGTAGTTACGATTGCTTTTAGTTTTTCTGTATTCATATCCATCCTTAGGGGCGAGCAACGCCCATTACTAGGGAGTAGGCACGTTTCTTTAGATACACGCCATCTCCGTTTGATTGACTGCCCTTATTATCCCCTGAGGTATTACCCTCGTAGACCATAAGGAATTTCTTTCCGTCATTGCTAGCGCAGATACCAACGTGGTCGGCTTGTGCGTCATCATCGAACTGAAAGAAAACTATATCTCCTGGTTGGGCTTTGCCAACAGGAACTATCTTACCTTTTTT